ATGCGGGATTTATTAAAATGGCAACACGTTACGCAGTTTGGGGTAAAGACAAAACGTATCGCTGGTTATGGTTGGCGTGTTTAGTGGCTGGCGTTGATGCGGCAAAGAATCGCTATGCACAACACAAGAAGGATTTGAAAAAATGACCGCATACGACAACTGGAAAACATCCGACACGTTATCCGACTCCGCAGCCAAACAAGACGCCGCACTTGATGCAGCTCGGGAGGCTGTTGTGGTGACTGGTTATGAGTTTGGAGAGTGCTTGGCATTTGTCACACAAGCACAAGCTGACCAGTTTTTCCAAATGGTCGTTGATTCAAATGACCAGGAGTTGCGGCATATGGTTAGGTTGATTTGTGCTGATGTGATTGAGCGTAAATCTCGGCAGATGTTGGAGGTGATGAAGTGAGCGAGTGGATTAGTGTCGATGAGCAGATGCCGGATGACAGCCACCAACTCATAGCCACGGCGCGGAATAGCTTCTAGGCCATTTTCCTTTGCGGCCTCTGCCATATCCCAAAACGATTGAGCAACTAAAGAAAGCAGTTCTTTTGCATGGTCGTCTGTCTCTATTTTTATTTTGTCGCCATGCCATTCAACCCTAGACACTTCTTGGTCAAAATCTCCCATGCTGTAAAGCCCTGACAGCATGTTTTCGATTCTAGATGGCATACCGCCACCCTTATACCGTTTGTTTGGCTTTGGGTTTGTCTCAGGCTCATCAAATATCATTGCCCGGCTGATAAAGCCGTTGGTTGCCATCTCATAACTTACCAGTTCGTTAAATGTCACCGGCGTGGTAAACCCCATCAGCGTTACATATGGGTTTTTGATGCCGCGCTTTAAGCTATCAAGCTGTTTATAAATCTGCTCTAGCCTTTTGCTAAAGCGGCCGTTTTTATCTTCGTTGTTGTCTATTGCTTTGTTGCACGCTGCGGCCTCTTTTTGTAGCTCTGTGCGGATGAATTCTTTTAGGTCACCGCTGATTGGCAGATAGTCATTTGCTTTGCTATATGCTGACATCGCCAACCCAATGACACCTTCCAAATAAGTTGCGCCTGATTTGCTGCCGGCGTTAACGAGCTTTCTAAGGAAAATTCCGAATTCATCGATTACATAATAGGCTGATTGATGCCGGATAAAGTTGCGCATCATTTCCTGTTCTGACTTGATGGATCCGTGCATTGCGTCGCCAATCCCTGCTGCATTGAGGCATGCCGCGTAGCATTGTTGCACTGCTTCTTTCCCGGTTGATGAGCCGGCGACACAAAGGCTGTACAAGTTTGCGCTAAAGCCATTTAGTGAGTCTGAGTGTTTGATGCCGCCGATAGATCCAATCGCATTGAGTGCTGCAGCGACTGACAAATTTTCTCTTGGGTAATAGCACTGGCTATTAATCCACTCTGCCAATTCTCCAACGAAGCCAGGCGGGCGCTTTAAATCAATTCCTGATGTGTCCAGCTGAACAATATCATCAACCAAAGATGATTCAAAAGTCACATCGTCGTATGTGGTGCGCCATCCGTTCTGCTTGGCATGGTGAATAATTGTGGCAATCGTAACCAAGCTGCTGCCCTTTCCAAAGCTGTGCCATTTCCTTTGCATGAAGGATGGGTCATATTTTTTGCTTGCCTTGCTCCAGTCGTCCCAAATGTCAAAGCCGTTACCGCATGTGGCGTCATGGATTGCCATGCCTACGCGGATCCACTCTTCATAATCAACGTCTGAATTTTGGTAGTATTCGAGCATTGCGCGAATGTCGCTTTCGGTAATATCTAATGGCTCTCCGTTAAACTCAGTTCTGTGGTGCTCTGGCTTTTTAAGAATGTTCAGGAGCTTTTGCGGGGCAGTCTCAATATCGTCAGGATGTCCGTGCATCGTTTCGTAAATAGAACCGCTAGCATGCATGGACGATGGTCCAACAACATATCCTGATGTTTTAAAGTCGATGCCAGGATAGTCTTTGTGCGTTTGTGCCAATGCCATGCCGTCAGAAGATTTAAAATATAAATGCATGGAGCCGCCACCAGACCCGGTTTTTACTGCCAGCCCAGCCATGCCAAGTAAATCAATATTCAAATCAGCACAAAGCTTTTCAAAAGAAGCGACTCCGCCGTTTCTGGCATCAACATCAACAACTAGCAGGCCGTAAACCAATACGCCGTAACCGGTATCGAATTGCCCCATCTCATGCATGATGTCGAACTGATCTTCAGACCAATCCGGGGTATGTTGCCAGCTTCTGCTATATGGCTTTTTAAACTTTTCTTTCTCATCCAATTCAGTTCCGTCATGGTCATGACTGCCAAGCAATCCAAAAACACGCAATCCGGATTGCCAAAAATCATTTTGATTCATTCGTAAACCCCTTATCTTCGAAGTAGTCAGAAAGCGCTTTGACTGTGTTGTATTTTGGCTCTTGACCATCCATCAACCTGTACAACGTGTTTGGATGCACCTGCACAGACTGGGCAACAGCGCTTAAGTTTGTATCTTTCAGCAATTCTTTGATTTTATCTAGTGTTAGCATTGTTTCACCTTTTAATGTTTAAATTTCTTCAGTCAGTGTTGACAGCATAAATTACCTATGCCATATTTGCAACCGTTGAGAGAGAAAAGAGGAGGGCAATTATGTCACTACTATCAACAATTACTAAACCGCAAGACCGCCCAGTTATAGCAACCATTACAGGTGACGCTGGTACTGGTAAAACCACATTGGCAGCAACATTTCCTAAACCTATTTTTATTCGTATCGAGGATGGTTTGCAGGCTGTTCCATCTGAAATACGTCCAGACGCTTTTCCAGTGGTCACGAAAGTGGATCAATTGTGGGAGCAGTTAACCAGCTTGATTAAAGAAGAACACAACTACGAAACAGTTGTGATTGACTCTGTAACTCAGCTTGAAACTTTGTTTTCCGAATACGTGATCGAGACTGACCCGAAAAAACCTAAAAGTCTGGCCCAAGCAAACGGCGTGTATGGGTCTTTTTTAAGTTTGGTAAACTCAATGTGCAACTTTTCATTAGGGTCAACCAGCTCTGTGCGGCACTTTTCGCAATAACGCGCTGTTATGTCGTTTTCGTGTTCGCATTCATGGCAAACCTTGACACTCCATCTGTAATCGCATCGCTCGTTTAAGCCTTTTACTATTCTTGTTCCGTAGCACCTTCTGCCGTAGTGAGCTGGAATTGGACCATCCTCCGTTTCTATCCGGTTTCCTTGCAGGTCGATGAAGTAACCGTTTTTATCTACATCAAACTGATCAGGGTTTTTACGTCCTGAAAAGTTATTCTCAAAGCTGCAATGAGGACATTCAGCAATAACACCGCCTTCACCATCACTGGCTTTTCGTGCTGTTATTTTTGGATTAAACAAGTCACCATCAGGGCAATGACGCTCAAGGTTTTTTGCGTAATCCAGAACCAAGCAATCAGGCTTTTCGCTGTAAGATATTGCTTTTGGGTTTCCTGCAGTTGACGGATCAACCAAGCGAAGCCCGCGGCCTATAATTTGTTGCAGCAATCGCACTGACTCGGTGGCACGTAATATAGCTACCACGTCAACATGTGGCGCATCAAAACCAACAGTTAGCACTGACACGTTCACAAGGTACTTGAACTGGCGTTTTTTAAACCTGCTGATTATCAATTCACGGTCAGCCTTCGATGTTGCGCCGTGGATAATCTCGCTATTCTCTTTTGGCAAGCTTTCCATAACTTCATAAGCGTGTGCTACTGTTGCAGCAAATATCAATACACCATTTCTGGAGTATGACTGCTGCACAATATCAGCAACGATAAAGCTGGTTAATCTGCCTTTACCTTCAAAAACCTGTTCAACCTGCCTTGCGTCAAATTGACCTCGACTATTCAGTTCCAGAATATCTGCGTCATATCCAGCAACGTGATCAGGGTCAGCATGTGGAGGCGTTAAAAATCCACGCCGCATCAGCTCATGAGCATCAACACGATAAAGCAACTTGTGGTAAAACGGATCAACGCATTCGCTTTCGTGCATTGGTTTATCGTTCTGATCGTAAGCGTATATATAACCAGTACCTAAACGGTATGGGGTGGCAGACAAGCCAAGAACCCTAAGCTTATTGTTTCGCTGCCTTATCTGCTCAATGATGTTTTTAACAGTTGGA